GTAAAAGAATCCGTCAGACAACCAAATGGTCGATGGTGGCCGACCACTGGTGCCCAGGATGATGGGGTTGGTGTTGGCAATAAGACCACTGGAGTCAGTGAAGGTCGCCAACGGTGTGGTGGAGCCAGCCTGATAGGTTTGGAGCTTGCCAGCGGCAAGGGGCAGCCCATCATTACTGAAGAACTGGAAAGCATTGCCGACTGGTGATAGATTGACTGACATTTATTTTCCTTTGCCGATGTCTTTGAGAGGGACCATTTGTTTTTGGCCGCGCTTGAGTGCTGATTTCTCTTGCATCTGGACGCCCTTTTTTGCGCCAGCCATGCCGCCCACTGTGGCCCCCAGACCCGCACCGCCCACGCCAAACATTGAACCACCAACACCGCCACCTACCGCAGTGCCAAGGGTACTCAGCAAAGGCACAGCGCCCAGACGCACAAGGTTGTGGGCTTGAATGGCTGCGCCAGGATATGTGGGATCGTATTTAACGATGTGGCCAGCGTCATGCAAGTCCTTGACCATTTGCGCAAGCTCTTTGTCTTCCATCAAAATGTTGAGCTTGCGGTTGTTTCTGTTCAAGTAATTGGTGACGTTTGAGGCATTCCATTGGCCTTTGTTCTTTGAGCCTTCTTCCAAAATGCGGTTGGCAAATTGTGCGCGAATCTCTGCAATTGCAGCGTCAGCTTGTGGGCGCAGTTCTGGTGGCATTTCTTTAAGCAGCTTGATCAGGTGGCGCTGCTGGTCCACGTCCATGCGCTCAACAGTCGTGGCAATTTTCTCAAACGGAACGGCGCGGTTCATGGGTGACTGTGGGTCGTAGTCCATGATCTTTGCCACACCCTTGGGGTCATCCAGCAAACGGGCAATTTTGGTGCGAACTGCCCTGGCGTTTTTGTAAACGTCTTCGCCAGCCACCATCGTCACGTCATTGTCAATGTTGTCCTTCAAGCGGCCAATGATTCCAGAACGCTCGTTGTTCCAGTTGCTGTTAACGTACTTGCGCAGGTTTTCGGCTTGATCAACCGTCATGGGGCTGACGCGGCCATCAGCATCCATCAAACCATTTTCTTTTAGATGCGACTGGATGCCTCGGCGCAAAGACATAAAACTATCGTTGACCGTAAAGTTGGAGTCAGTGTCCAAGAACTTTTGCATGTTGCTTGGATTTACCGCTGGCTGGCCACCCGCTACTTGTTTGGCTTGGTCATAAGCCTGTTTCATTTGCGTTTGCAGCACCCCTTTGAAGTCATCAAAGGGCTTGGTGATGGCTGTGCCTCGGTTGTAAAGCGCTGCCTCGTCTAAGCCTAAGCTGCCGCCTGTGCGATTAACAATACGCTGCCCAAAGTTTTCTAGTGCGGCTCTCTCACCAGCAAAAGTGTCGCGGTACAGTTGACCGACTGGCGCATCTACTTTGCTAGTTTGAAATTCGTTGGACGCTGAAAAACCATCGCCAGAGATTGACGATTGACGGGCATTCTCTAAACCGACACGGGACAAAATATCTTTGCGAGCGTTTTGTTCGGGCAGGTTTACTTTGCCCTTGGGCGCATATCTGACCTCGGGAAAAGGCTGCATTAAGCTCGGCGCTGGCATGGTGGCCGTCTGCACTTTTTGGGCTGGTGGCAGCACCGGCGCACCAGTTCGCTTGGCCTCTAATTGCGCCTGGAATTCAGCATAAGACACCTTTGGCTTGGCGCCCAGCGTTGGCTCAATTCGCGGAGCAGCAACGACTGCTGGCTTTGCGGTGCCCAATGCACCCTCGACCACATCAGCAGCAACCGTGGTTGCTTGTTTAATTGCAGGGGCAGCCTTAACACCAGCGCCAGCCAACACCGTGCCCATCACGTTTTCAACGTCTTGAACCGGTGCACCAGTCTTTTCAGCAATCCACGCAGCGCCTTTTTGAAAATTCTTGCCAATGTAATCAAACAATTGGCGGGTGACTTCCCCTTTGTATTCAGGGGTTTCAGTCACACCAAAGGTGCGGCCAAAAGGCGATTCAAATGGAGCAGCAGCAGATGTGCTGATCTCCTTAGCTTGCTGTGGCGATTTGCCAAATGCTCGTGCGCCAGCGTAGGTGACCGGCTCAATGATGCCAGGGGCAATACCGCCCAAGGTAGTGTCAATCAAGCTGGCAGCGCTTCGCCCAAACTGGGTAGCGGCATCAGTCTTAGGGGCGCTGTCTTTGACCTTGCCTACCTTGCGGGTGTCTTTTCCAACAACAGGCGCGGCTACAGGACTGGGGCGCGGAGGCTCTGCGGCAGCGGTTGACGGCTTGGCGGGCGCCTTGCCCATAATCATGTCTTGTACAGGGTCCGAGGTTTCTTGCTCGGCACCCAAACCCAGCGAGAAAAATTTCTGGCGTTTTTCAAAAGGGTAATTGTTGAACTCCTCTTCAGAATTCAACACCCGCCGAATTAGCGCAGGGTCAAAGCCCCTTCGCTCAAACTCGGAAATTGCAGCGTTTACTTGTTCGGGGCGTAAGTTTTTGAATCGGTAAACGTCACCCTTTGGCGCCGGTGCGGGCGCATCAGATGGCGCAGCAGATGGTGCAACGGGTGGCGCAACAGGAGAAGCCGATTTCGGCTTGCCAAGGATAAGGTGGCTGATGTCTTCCATTACAGTTCACCGGTTTTGCTCAGTTTAAGGATGTTCTGGTACTGCTTGGTGAGCTGCTGGCGTTGCGCATCATTTAAGCCACTCAGCAATTTGTTGCTCATTGCCATGCGTGTTTTTTCGTCTTTGACATCTCGGGCAATGTTCATCAATTCAAAGATGCGCGAGTCAGCATTGTTTGCCCACATTTGCTGGTATCGCTTGGTGTTGGCATCGCCGTAGAGTTGGGAATGTTTTTGCAGCCCACTGGCCATCAAATCCAAATTGGTCATGTCAGCATCAGCTCGCCGAGCAATACTCAGTAAAACCTCTGGCGGGAAAGTCTCATCGCCTGTGGCCATTCGGGTCAGTTCTTTTCCAGCATCCGTACCAAGTGATCCACCCATTGCTTGAATGGTAGAAATCTGTACGTTGGCCAAGTCTTTGGAAAGTTGCTTGTAGGTTGGGTCACCGATGAAAGTAGCAAACCCACGCTTGGCCGCGCCAATCGCGCCGGTTTCAGGCAAGATGGATTCTTTGAGCAATTTGTCAGCAGTCTTAACCACCTCTTGAAGGTTGCGCCGTGCGGTAACAAGCTGTGACTGTTGCTGCACCAAACCGTTGCGGAATTTACTGCCAGCATCACGGTCAAAAACCTCTTGCGGCAGAACAGGCCGAGGCTGACCCGCTTGAGGCACGGGGTACTGCAATGGTAGGCGGCCAGATTGATCCCCAATTTTTGCCGTCATGTCTGCGCCGGTAACACCAACAGGAGGCGGCACATTTGCGCCAGCTTGCGGTGCAGGGGCTGGAGCGCCAAACGTAATTGGCTCAACGGTTCTTGTTGCAGGGCGGTACACGCCAGGCTGGTCACCAATTGTGACCACGCTACCGGTTTGCAGGTTTTGCTGGCCTTGAGCGCCAAGTTGCGACTGAATTACATTGTCAAAGTATTGCGGCAGCGCCTTGGGCTGATTTAGCGCGATGCCCATAGCTTGAGCAGAGATTCTTTCCAAAACCGATGGAGGAATTCCAAGTGCGCGAGCTTGCTTTTTGATTTCATCTATTGCATCAACGGCTTTGTCAGGGTCACCAGATGCGATTCGAGGATCGTTCCTGTAACCGCCAATGATGTTCATCAACGCATCGCTTTTGCTTTTGTCAAACGCAAACTGTGCGCTCTGAGTGCCAATCGCCGCAGTCTTTTCTTGCGATCCAGCGGTGCCTGTTGCAATCTGCGCTTGCCGAATTGTTTCAGGCTGAATTGCGCTTTGCGTTTGCGTTGTCATTTGCGCTTGCCGGAGTTGCTCGGGCTGCAGTTGACTCTCAAATTGGTATTGCTGTGCACCACGGGCAAGGTTGAGCATTTCCGACAACGACATGGCCGCTGGCGGTTTGACGCCAAGAGAAATGTTTGGGTCGATGTTGATTCCGGTTGCCATGATTAGTCCTTACGCATTGGAGCCATAACTAAACTGTTGATATGGGTTTGCGGCTGGGCTTGGTTGCATTCCGTAACCACTGGCTGGGGCCACCGCTGGATTAGCTGCCGGAGGTTTCATCAATGACTGCAAATAAGCCATGTTGCCTAAGTTTTGTGCTGCGCCGCCAATAGCGTTGGCCGCACCGACCTGACCACCGGCTTGAGCCGCAGCCTGACCGGTCAATAAACCCGTGGTCTGACCAGCAAAGTTTTGTCCAGCATTGACACCAGTATTGACTGCCCCTTGACCCATGCCAGCAATGTTTGCCAAAGTGTTGTAAATGTTGCCGCGCTCAGTCTGGAATCGATTGAAGGCGTTGCCGTATTCAGTCGAGGCCAAGCCCTGGCCGTAGTCGGTCAAGGCCCGCAAGGTGTTGCCGCTTAATGCACCACCGCCCACGTTGGCCATGCGCTCAGTGGCTTGTGTGCCCAGCTTTTGACGAAACGCCATGCTGGGGTCTAGATATTCTTCAAATGGGCTTCCTGGACCGCTTATTGGCATCATTGGCGCACCAGCACCATCCGCAGCTATTCCACTTGCTGGTGCGGGAGTTCCATAATTTTGGTTATAAAACTTATTAAACGCATCCGCATCTGATCGGTAACCAAAATCTTGACCAAACTGGTCTTTGCCTGTTACTGCTATTGTTGCGCTACCCAAAGGATCGTTTGCTCTTTGTTGCTCTTGTTGCAGCTCAAATGCACTTCTAGCTTCTTGATAATTAGCCGGCATAGTTCCAGCCGATAGCGATGGTGCAGCTCCTGTACCTGTTTTTAAGGCTTGAGTTGGTTGTCCACCATATTGATAAGGCTGGTTAAATCTTTGGGTAAAAAATGGTTTTAGCCTTTCAATATCCCTAATGGCCTCGTAGCCCATTCCACGGTAAGGCGCCAAGTCTTGACGAGAAATGTCAAACATCTCGCGTTCGTTTTGCATTGCCCGATCTGCGGCTGCTGCTTGTGTTCTGGCTGCGCTTCTTGCTGCGCTTGAACCCATTAAGCCGCTCGCAATTGAGCCACCGGCCATTGCAACGTATGGATTAGGCATTTTCAAACTCCTTTACATATTCATCAAAAGTCTCGCCATACATTTTGGCGATGAAATCGCTGGCATTTGCAGCCACCTCAAAACCGTGAACCAGTCGGACAACTTCAAGGATCAAATCGTAGTAGGCAGCCCGCCACATATAAGCCTTGTGCAGATGCTCACGATTATCCTCCAACTTGTTCGCGCCGATCCATCGCAAAATCAAATTACTGGTGATTGGCAGCAGGTTGTGCGAGTGCGTTTGGAAAAAAGGATTCTGCGGTAACTCCACCATCACCAAGTAAATGACGCGCTCTTTTTGCTTGGCGTCAACAGGGTCGTTGTCACGCCAATCATCCAATCCTTGGATCACGACCCAGAAGTCCAACAGCCATTTCTGAACGGCTGGAGGAAGGACTAAAGGGGCAAGCAGTTCAGGTGTCATGGGTTGTAATATGGCACTTTTTTAGACTCGCCATTGACTGTGATTTCAATAAACCCAGCAGGGGCTGCGGGGAGCGTTGCCGAGCCAGCCGTAGCTGTTGCTACGCCGCTGAAGTTGAGCAGGTTCAAAAAGAACAGTTGCCACGCCCGAGTTGGGCGCTGCGTCTGGTCAACCAATGGGCTGGTTGGGATTCGTTGGTTCTGTGGTGTTGTCATCAGTTATCCCCTGCCTCTGCCTTAAGGTTGGCCGAAATGATCACAGCCCGCACAGGGTCAGAGATCGAGACCTCAAACACCCTGTCACGAGCAAACCCCAGTCGGCGCCAGATCGCACGGTTCAGGTACTTGCCCTGTTTACCAATGCTTGTCCAATACTCGTTGGACCATGTTGAACCACCATCCGAGGACCAGCGCAGCATGGCCTGTGGGTCTTCACCCTGACCAGAAGACAGGCCAACACCAGGCTGGAACTGAATCTGGAGTTCGTGGAAATACTGACGTTGCAAATCAGAGGTGATGTGTGGCGCTCTGCGCACTCGGCGAATTGGAGCGCCGTCATCAGTGTAGAAGTTGCGGCTCAGTTGGTAAATCTTGCCGTTGGTGTGGTCGCCTACCAAAACCTGTTGGTTAAAGAACGCGCAGCAATTACCACGGTGGCGCTCAAACTCGTTTTGTGGGTTGCGGTACAACCACTTGTGCCACAGGCCGGTGGTGTTGTCAAAAGCCCATGTCAGTCCATTTTCACCCACAGATGGGAACGAAACCACATAGACCTCGTGGCCCTCAAGCTGGTAGGTCCAAGCGTAAGCGGTTGAAACGTTCTGGTTGACCAATGTGGTCTCCACCGCATGAGTGGAAATTCTTTCAGGGAAATATCCATTCATGCGCACGATCATGGCCTCGCCGCGGTTGTTCTTTGACACGTAAGCAAACGAGTTGCCCATGCGAGACATTGAAAATTGCGCAGCAATACCCTGCTGGGTTGATGTGCCAGGGATGCGGGTAAAGGGAAATGGCACACCACCCGAGTTAATCCACACCTCGGAAGACATCTCGCCCAACAGGTAAACCTCGCGCCGGTCCACAATGATCGACACCAGATCGTCAGGCGATCCATCCTTACTGGCGAATGACAACGGGTCAGTCAATGGTGACAACAGGTCAGAAGCTGCCCAAAGCTGGGTGTCGGGCTTGTTGTAAACAAAGTAATTGTCGGTGATGTCCACCGTGCCACCGCCCTCGAAGGCGCCATCATTAGCGGGAAGCACAGTCCAGTTGATGGCGTAAATCGTGGTGCTGGTGACCGTTTGAGACGCGCTGACGGTATAGGTGCCAACCCCGCCTGATCCGGTGCCAAATGCCGTGATGATGGTGCCATTGGTCACGCCAGTACCCTCAATGGTCTGGCCGATCTGGAGGGCGCCACTGGTCACCGCCGATACAGTCAGGGTTGTCCCTGATATGGCGCCGGTCACGATAGCAGGGGCTGATGTTGTGTTAATGGAGGTCGAGGCAGTTGTCTGCGAGTTGCTGACCGTATAAGTACCGACCCCACCAGTGCCCGTGCCCAAAGCGGTGATCACAGTGTTTTGTGTGATGTTGTTGCCAAAAAGAGCTTGGCCAACAGCAATGGTGCCGCTGAGCATGGATGTTACGGTCAGGGTGGTGGTGCTGATTGAACCCGTAAAGGTGGCCGAGGATGGGTTGGAAATAAACCACGCATACCGGTTGCTGCCGTCTACGATGTAGCAATTCACGCCGTTGTCCACGATGCTGACCAGGCCCGAACTGGTGTTCATCTGGCCAATCATCTTGGGGGTGTAGTCCGACTCCATCACATAGACAAAATCGCCACACACCACCACGACCTGCTGGCCACCAGACAGAGTGCGGATCGCTCGCACCTCTTCTTGATTGGGCAGTATGGCCACGGTCTCAAGACCTGGCGTTGGATACAGAGCCATGACGCCACGTTCACCCTGCGCCTTTGTGGGGTCAACTTCAGGGTAAAAATTGATGCACTCTTGGGCATCCTGATAAATGGATGGCGCCTCGTATGCAGCGCCGACAAAACCGAAATCAGGCATCAGAAGCCTCCGGTCAGAATCCAGCCAGCATCGGCTCTCTTTCCAGCAATCAGCGAATCATCAAATCGCGCCACCTGAATTGGCTTCATGTTGGTGCGCTTGATCGTTGACTTGGCGTGGTTTGCGAAACCGTTGATCATGGCCATCTGGGTTGAGTTGGCCTTGCCGTACATAGGCATCAGGCGCTCGGCCAGACACCAGCGCAGCGCCATGCTGTAGCCCTGTGGGATCACGATCTCATCATTGATGGTCTGAAACCGCTGAAACAAGGTGTCGGCAAAAATGTGCATCTCACCCTGAGAAGGGTTTGGCCAGACAGTGATTGTGCCCAGAGCCTCGGTGGGCTGGTAATACAGCGCACGTGGCCAAGGACCGTTCATGGTCTTAAGGCCAATCAGCTCGTAGTTTTCAAGGTTCAGGATCGCAACAGGGTAGTCCAAGCCACCATTGAGGATCGGCTGACCGTTGCTGTTGGTGTTTACCCTAACAAATGCCGAGTTGATCGACAGCGGGCGCTCATAGTAAGCCGACAGCGTGGTCGAGGCCACGGTCTGGTTGATGCTGACAGTGTAAGTCCCATCGCTGTTGATGTTGCCACCAGCGCCAGAGCCAAAGCGCACGATCTTGGTCCCAGCAGCCACGCCAGAGCCGGTCAGGGTCATGCCCAAGGCTATGGCGCCAGCAGACACATCCGTCACGGTCAGGGTGGTCCCAGAGATTGATCCGGTGATGGTTCCACCGATCTGGCCGCCAGGCCCAATGGTGTATTGCGTTTGGCCGCTTGTAAGGGTGAAGATGATCTCGGTCTTGTAAAAAACCATCATCTGCTCGTTTGACCATTGGTCGAGCATATCGTTGAGCATGTCGAATGCGTCTTGCGCATCCGCTGGAGCAGGGGTCTCACCAGCCTCAAGCGCACCGATGTCTTTCAGGGCGCGGGAGATGATGTCGATGGGTTGCGTCATATCGTCACCTTAAATGTGTCCACAGCCCAGGGTGGTCGAGTCGTTTTGTCCGACTTTAGCGCATCCAGTTGCTCTTGTAGTCTTGATTTTATAAGATGTTTGGTCTTTTGGGTAGCGTCTAAATCAACCCAATGAGCAACCAAATGCTCGGTGGTCTCACTGTCCACCGTGTAAGGGTTCAGCATTTTCCAATACCCTTCAGTCTCAACCATGAGATCGCCATCGGTCAATCTGACGTGATATTTGACGCTGATCAGGGCATCGCCCTCAATGACGCACTCTGGGATTGACCATTGAAATTCTTGCATGGCTTAGGCCGAGAGAGTGAAGGTGTCGCCGTTTTCTTGCGGCATCAAAGCATCAAAAGCCAATGGGACGTTGCCCTCTGCCAGCCATGCAAGGTATTGCTGGTAGTCGGTGTTGGCTGGGTCGAAGGGGATGTTTGCTCCATCAAAAATTCTTCTGACCATGCAATCTGATATTGAACCATCTATATTTTTAACTTGTTTGTACATTTTATAACTCCGCAGAAGCAATCAAATGGCAATATACATCAGCACTTTGAGCCAAACCAGCATCTGAAAAAACCATGCATCCGCTATCGCCTGGAAAATTACTGTTAATTCCAGCAGTTCGATTTGTTGACCCAAATGTGCATTGATTTGCATTACCTGACATATCGTAAGGTGTGCAAGTGGGAGTTGCTCTCATTGTCACTGGAAACCTTGCGTTAAAAGCAGCGTTGTTTGCAACTTGATAAACAAACATTGCACCTAATTTACTTGCACTAGGTGCGGCAACCGATTGGCTAAATGTTTTATAAAAATACCGCTGACAAAGCGCCAACTCCGTCCCATAAGGCCGGTAGTCAAACGATGTGGCTGTGCTGCCTTTTTCAAGCTGTACGCCTGTGATGTAGAAGGTGGCTCCGTTTGTGCCGACTAGTGATACAGAGCCGCTGGTGCGAAGCGTGTTGCTTGCAGTCCATGCGTTTGCGGATGCCTGATTAAAACTAGAGCCGCTACCCAAGTCAAACCACATACGCAAGCCACGACCAGCGTCTGTCAACCAAGTTCCACTTGTATCGCCAGCAATAGTTATTGTCTTTGTTTCGTATGTGTTGGCAGAATCAACTGTAAATGTAGCAACATAAGACCTTGCGCCAGCAGAATTACCAATAGCTACAGAGTATGTGCCAGTAATAGATGCTCTTACTTTGAACGATAAAGTTACTGTTTGAGCATTGGCAGTTCCCCAATCAAAATCAGCGGAATTAAAACCTTCCACATATTGAACAAAACCAAAATAATCACCAGCACCTGATGAGAAGGCTGACAAAGAAGTAATTAACGAAGAATTCTTAAATCCAGCAGGGACAGTAGTTGATTGCTGAACGCTTACCTTGCTGGCTTGGTTTGTGTTTACATTCCAGCGATCAAGAGTGTATTGTCCGTTTAGCGTGGTGATAGTTAAACTCGCCCCAGCATTCCTCTGGTCAATCACCATCGCGCCGTTGATGATGCGGTTCTTGAAGCCGAAGCCCGTGGCAGCGGTGTTCTGTACGCTGCTGTCGTTGAAGGTGATGCTCTCACCGCTTACTGCTACGGTCATGCTAGTTGCTCCTCAGTGGGTCGTGCCAGGGTCGGGTGATCCCAAGCGGCAATGTAGTCACCCTTGCCGTCTGAGTCGTTCTGCAAGCGGATGGTGGTCAGGAAGTCTTGCAGAGTCAGCGCAGGGTACAGCGCCATGATCTTGTCGTAGAGGGTCATACCGCGCTCCTTACCATTGCTGCTTGGAAAT